AGTGTATAGAGTAATATAATTGCGCAGAGTTCGGTATGGATGGTCTAATAATTTTCTCTGACGAGAACGCCCATCCTCTGGCGTGGCTGCTGCATCGGAGGTTCAGGCACGTATGGTGTGCCCTCCGGGACGACGAACGAGGAGTATGGGTCAGCTTCAACGGCCATCAGGGCATACCGATTGTGCAAGTTGAGGCAGCCGCAGATTTCGACCTTGCCTCTCACTACGAGGAGCAGGGTTACACAGTAGTTCGGGTGAGGCGGGGCACAGAGCCTTCATACAGCCCGCTGGTCCTGAACAACTGTGTTGGGTACGTCAAGGTCGTCATGGCCTTAAAGTGTTGGTCGGTCACCCCGTACAGGTTGTTCCGACATCTGACAAAGGAGATTTCTGGATGAAACGCCTATTCACAGTACCGGGTTTCGGTGGCGGAAGAGCCCCCGCACCACCCCCGCCTCCGCCTCCCCCGCCCGAGCCGCCGAAGAAGACAGACGCAGCCGTTAAGCAGGCACGCACAGATGAGCGTCGTCGCCAGCGCCAGCAGGCCGGGATGGGCGGCACCAACGTCACTGGGCAGGCCTTGGGCAGCAGCACCGCAGCGACGACGCAGAAAACACTGCTGGGGAACTAGGTGATGTATATGGGCAGCAAAGACGCTGGGGGATCGCTTATGAGCGACCCCTTCGCCAGCGAGGACGAGTACCTCCCCAAACTGTATCTTGAGGAGGAGCAGATCGCTGCCCTCGGCGACATCGGTGATGTCGGCGATACACGCGAGATCCACTGCAAGGTCCGGGTAGCATCTGTCTCAAAAGGGCAGGACGGGACCAGCGCGACTTTAGAAGTCATCGAGATGGAGTTCATGGAGGACGACGATCAGGGCGCTGCCGCTGACCGTATGTACCCGACAATGAGGGCCTGATATGCCGCTGCCTAGTGTTGACAATCTGCACACGACTATCCCGCTGAAGGGCAAGAAGTCTGCCCTGTATCGCCGGTTTGTGAAGCTGGAGAACGACCGCTCGTCGTTCCGGTCGCACTGGATGGAGATCAGCGACTACATCGCCCCTCGCCGTGGCCGTTACCTGATCGAGGGACAGAACAGCCGGGGCCGGAAGCGGACTACCAAGATTATCGACAGCACGGGCACGCAGGCACTCAGGGTCATGGCAGCGGGCCTGATGTCTGGGATGACATCCCCGGCAAGGCCTTGGCACCGCCGCAGGGTGCGGGACGACCTGATGGACAACGGAGACGTGCGCCGCTGGCTGGCTCAGGTCGAGATGATCGAGCGTTCCATCCTGCACAAGTCAAACTTCTACAATTCTATCTACACCGTCTACACGGAGCTTGGTGCCTTCGGCACAGCGCCGCTCTATCGGCAGCCGTCGTTCGACGACGTGATCCGGTTCCGCCCGTTTACCGTAGGCGAGTACGTCATCGCCGAGAACGATCAGGGCGTTGTGGACACTCTGGGTCGGCACTTCACCATGACCGTCGGCCAGATCGTGCAGAAGTTCGTGCACAATCCCATGACCGGAAAGATGGACTGGTCTGGCGTCAGCAAAGCCACGAATCGCCTGTGGGACCAGAGCAACTACGACGAGCTTGTTGAAGTCCTGCACTTCATCGAGCCGCGCCTGATGGGTGACAGGGACGCCAGCAAGAAAGACGCCCTGAACATGCCGTTCAAGAGCTGCTACTTCGAGCTGGCCTCGGAGAGCGACGAGCTGCTGATGGAAAGCGGCTACCGCAAGTTCCCCGCCTATGTGCCGCGCTGGGATGTTCTTAGCGGCGATGTGTACGGCCGTTGTCCGGGTATGGACACGCTGGGCGACATCAAGCAGTTGCAGCACCAGCAGAAGCGTAAGGCGCAGGCCATCGACAAGATGGTCAACCCGCCGATGGTTGCGCCCACCAGCCTGAAGGGCAAGCCGTCCACTGTGCTGCCGGGGCAGACCACATACGTGGATCCAATGCAGGGCGGTCAGGGTTTTGTGCCGGCATATCAGGTGCAGCCCCGTATCAGCGAGCTGCAGATGGATATCGCGGAGGTGCAGAACCGCATCCAGCGAGGCTTCTACGCCGATCTGTTTGCGATGATGATTAACTCAGACCGCCGGCAGATGACCGCCACTGAAGTGGTCGAACGTCACGAAGAGAAATTAGTGCTGCTGGGCCCTGTGCTCCAACGTATTAACGTAGAGTTGTTGGACCCTCTGCTCGATGACGTGTTCGAGTACGCCTTGGAGGCAGGTCTCCTCCCTGAGCCTCCCGAGGCTCTGGCGGGTGAGGAGCTTGAGGTTGAGTATATCTCGCTTCTCGCGCAGGCCCAGCAGGCTGTTGCCGCCTCGAGCCTCGAACGCGTCATGGGCTTTGCAGGCAACCTCGTTGCCGTGTTCCCGGACATCGTTGACGGGATCGACAGCGACGAGGCTCTGCGCCAGTATTCCGAGATCCTCGGTACTAGCCCGGATGTCATCATCTCCGACGAGGAGCTGCAGGCCAAGCGGCAGGCTCGCGCCGAAGAGCAGCAGCAGATGCAGGCAATGGAGCAGGCCAGCCAGCTTGCTCAGGGGGCCAAGGTTCTCTCCGAGACAGATACGCAGAACCCCAACGCGCTTACTGAGATTCTGGGCACCGGAGCCTCTGTAGTATGACGTACGACGCAAGCAATCCTGAAGACGTAGCAAGGGCGAAGAAGAATGAAGCAGACGCTGAAAAGGACATTGACTTTATTGCTTCTCAGCCTCGCGGGCGTCGTTGGCTGTATCGACTTATTTTTGAGGCGGGTCATATGTCGTCTCAGAGCTATGTCCCTGCGAGCTTCGATGCGACGGCTTTTAACGAAGGCGCTAGATCGATTGGAAGAGTGATCCACGAGGATCTCAGGGCTAATAACCCGAAGGCGTACATGCAGATGCTGGAGGAAAACCACTTCGATGGTTAACCCGACACACAGCTACCCACCAAGCGCGGAGCCGGGGCCGTTCAATTTGAGCCGCCACGCCCGCATTGGTCTGCACGAGAAGGCTGACGGTACGTTTGTCAACGCCTCTCCGGGCTCCCCTGTACCTGTGTCTGAGCAACTGTCCAACGCGGCTATTTCCTCCGGAGACGTGGCTAACACAAGCTATATTTACAAGTTCGGATTTAACCCCGACATCAACGGTGTCGAGGAGACGATCTGCGAAAACGGCGGTATCTATGTGTACCCCACCACTGCCGCTCGAATGTACGTCAACAGCACCTCCGTCAACGACACGGCCGGGGGCACGGGCGTTCGGTCTATACGCATATTCGGCTTGGACGCGAACTACAACGAGGTCTCCGAAGATTTTGCGATGACTGGTCAAGTACAGACCCTTACGGCCAACACCTACATCAGGGTGTACCGAGCCTACGCCCTTACTGCGGGCAGCTTAGGTACTTCTGCAGGAATTATCTATATTGCCAACGGTGCTGGGCTGAACGGTTCGTTCGTTCCGACTGGGAACGTCCTCGGCAATCTAGGCGTCGACAATCAGACGCAGTTAGCTCTCTGGACCGTCCCGGCAGGCTACACCTTCTACCTCTCTCAGGTGGACTTCACGGCTGCTGTATCGCTGGCTAACAGCTATCTGACCACGAAGCTGAGGGTGCGAGAGTTCGGCGGGGTATTCAGGACGTTGTTCATTAACGTGCTGCAAAGCGGCACTTACGTCGCCGACCTGCGTATACCGATTGCGCTACCGGAAAAGACGGACATTGAGTGCCGAGCGTTTAGCAGCGGCAACAACAACCCAGTGTCTGCCAGCTTCGCTGGCGTCTACACATTGAATTAGCCTTGAGGAGGATTTTATGGCTGACGAAGACGTAGTTATTGAAGAGCAGGTTGAGGAGCCTGCTGCAGATCAGGTTGAGGAGCCTGCTTCTGAGGACACGACTGAAGAACAAGTCGCTGCTGAGGAGAGCGGCGAGAAGGAATCCAAGACCCTGCTGTCGGGTGACGAGGGCGACGGAGACGGCGAGGACGAATCCACCGGGGCACCGGAGGAATATGAGTTCACGCCACCAGATGGGGTAGAAATTGACGAAGAGCGACTCGAGGCTTTTGGCGAATACGCCTACGGCCTTGGCCTCTCTCAGGATCAGTTTCAGAAGCTCATCGAATACGACATCGAGCGTACTGCAAATGCGCAGCAGTCGATGGCTGAGGCTTACAGCGAGCGTATCTCGTCGTGGGCCGACGCAACCAAGGTGGACAAGGAACTCGGAGGCGAACAGCTAGACGAGAAACTTGGCTTGGCTAAACGGGCTATGGAGAGCTTTGCCAGCCCTGAGCTGGCAAAACTTATCGATACGCCCTCGGCCGATAACCCTGACGGGCTCGGCCTCGGGAACCATCCTGAAGTCATCCGCCTATTTTACCGGGTGGGTAAAGCCATCTCTGAGAGCGAACTGGTTACCGGAGACAGTAAAGTTGAAGGCCCGGATTCACTGCAGAGGATGTACCCATCCATGTACAAAACCGCTGAGTAAAGGAGCTTAAAATGGCAGTCCTCGGCACCTCTAACCCGACGCTCGCTGACCTCGCTAAGGTCACCGATCCCGACGGGTCTATCGCTGACGTTGTAGAAATTCTCAACGCCACGAACGAAATCCTCATGGACATGACGTTCCTTGAGGGCAACCTCACGACCGGTCATCGGACATCCATCCGTTCCGGTCTTCCGACGCCGACATGGCGTAAACTCTACGGCGGCGTCCAGCCGACGAAGAGCCGCGCAGTGCAAGTCACTGACAACACAGGCATGATGGAGGATTATTCCGAAGTCGATAAAGCCCTTGTTGAAATGGCTGGCAACCCCGCTGCTTTCCGTCTTCAGGAAGACCGTCCGCACATCGAGGGCATGAACCAAGAGTTCGCGTCCACGCTGTTCTATGGTGATGAAAGCACTGCACCGGAAGAGTTCACCGGTCTGGCTGCTCGCTACAACAGCCTCTCGGCTGAAAATGGCGACAACATCATCAACGGCGGAGGGTCAGGCTCTGACAATGCGTCGATCTGGCTGATCTGCTGGGGACCGAATACCTGCCACGGTATTATCCCTAAAGGGTCCAAGGCTGGTATCCAGCAGCGCGATCTGGGTGAAGTTACCCTCGAAAACGCTGACGGCAACAACGGCCGTATGCAGGCGTATCGCACGCACTATCGTTGGGACGTGGGCCTCTCGGTTCGCGACTGGCGCTATGCTGTCCGTATCGCCAACATCGACCGTTCGCTTCTGACGGCCGACATCTCGACGGGTGCTGACCTGAACGATCTTATGCATCAGGCGTGGACGGAACTGCCGAATACCTCGGCCGGCCGTTGCGCGTGGTACATGGACAAGCAGGTCATGTCGTTCCTTCGTCGTCAGACCTCGAACGCTGTCCAGAACTCGACCCTCTCGGTCGACATGGTCGGTGGCACGATGCAGACTTCGTGGGGCGGGCTTCCGATCCGTCGTTGTGACGCTCTGCGCACGAACGAAGCAACCGTATCCTAACCCACACAAGGAAGGAAATATCGCCATGATTATGGACGAACTTCTTGAGTTTGCGGATGCCACCGCGCTCAGCACTGCCGGGACGGGCCTCGCGGCCGTCGGTGATGTTATCGATCTCGGCGCTACGCCGCAGGATCTTGGCAACGGCCGTCAGATGTATCTGGTCATTCAGGTGGATACTGCGGTTACTTCTGCTGGCTCGGCGACTGTGTCGTTCCAGCTTGTCTCCGATGGCACTTCGACCCTCGCGGCGAATGGCACGGAGACGCTGCACTACGCCAGCGCCGCCATTGGTAAGGCGGATCTGGTCGCCGGCTACGAGATC